GCATAATAGCTGGACTGAAATATACGGCGGTCCCGATAATCAGCATAAAGTTGCCATCCTGGAAGGTGGTTTAAACGTTCAAAATATTGGTATTTCTCCCAAAGATATCGAGTTTATCGCATCGCATCGTTTCAGCGTAGAAGAAGTTGCCCGCTATTTCGGAATGATACTCGATTTATTGGCCACCGACAACAAACAATCCTATGCCAGTGTTGAGCAGCGTGCTATCGATTTTATTAAATATACGATGATGCCTTGGTATAAGACCTGGGAATCAGAAATCGACCGGAAATTATTCCGCGAAAGCGAAAAAGGCAAATATTACAGCAAATTCAATATCGACAGCCTGTTGCGCGGCGATAGTGCAGCCAGGGCGCAGTTCTATAAAGATATGTTCTACATCGGAGCTATCAGCCGAAACGAAATTCGTTCACTCGAAGATTTGAACGCTATTGATGAAGATGGCGACAAGTTTTACATGCAGGTAAACATGCAAAAAGCCGAAAATATTGGTAAAGAACTCGAAAACACACTTGAAAATGAGTAAAGAACAAAGATTTTACCTTTTTGATGATGCCAATATCAGCATCGAAAAGCGCGAAGATGGCACCGAAAGCCGCAAGGTAGTTGGTTATGCAGCTGTTTTCGATAAATGGAGCAGAAATTTTAGCAGCTGGTTTCGCGAAAAAATCGACCGTGAAGCATTCAAAGAAACTGATATGAGCGATACTGTTGCATTATTTAACCACAACAGCGACAAATTACTTGCTCGCGCTGGCGGCACGCTCAAACTTTCAGTTGATGAAATTGGGTTACGCTACGAATTTGAAGCGCCAAACACCACTGCCGGCAACGATCTGCTCGAAAATATCCGCCGTGGCGATGTGCGAGGTTCTTCCTTTGCTTTTACCGTAAAAGAAGATGAATGGACTGAAAGCGAAAGCGATCAGGTAGAAGAAGATCGCATCATTCGAAGCATCGGCATGCTTTACGATGTTGGCCCTGTAACTTTTCCTGCTTATCCCGATACCATTGTAGCCGGGAAAAAGCGCTCGTTTGAAGAACATCGCGAAGAAGAAAAGCAAGATGGTGATCGAGCGGATTCGAGAGCAACCGATGAAAAACCCGAAGAAAACAATCTCGAAGTCTTTGAAAAAGAACTCGAACTTTATAAATAATCATTTCAAATTAAATTTAACATGAAAACACCTAAAATTCTGTTGACACTGATCGCATTGATTGGCGCCGCTTTCGATATGGCCTTGATGCCTGCCGGCGCTACATTGGTAACTGCTATGGCATTTGTTGCCGGAAGCACAAAAAGCGCTAAAGAGCTGCGTGAATTGAAAGCCGAAACCGTCGAGAAAGCTAAAGGTATTGTGGATAAAGCTAAAAGCGAAAAACGCAATATGAATGCCGACGAATTGGCAAAATATAATGAATTTATAGCCGATATGAATCTTATCGAAGATGAAATCCGTTCTGCCGAAGAATTTGAAAAACGCGTAGCAGAAATGGCTGGAACAGCTCGTTCAAAGCAAGTTAATAAGGATGAAGATAAGCTGGAAAAATCCTTTAGCCTCAAACGTGCTATTCAAGCCAAGCTTGATGGTCGTGCTATGGATGGTGCCGAAGCAGAAGCACACCAGGAAGCGCAGCGCGAAGCCCGCGAATCGGGTATAAGTATTAGCGGTATAGGTTTACCTTCTATGTTCTTTGGTGAAAAACGTGCCATGACAGCCACCGGTACCACATCTGTTGCCGGCGATCAGGGTGGTATGGCTATTATGACTGAAAAGGAAGGTTTGATTAAAGCACTTGAACCAATGCTTGTATTATCATCTTTAGGCGCAACGCTTAAAGGTAATTTGGTAGGTAATTTGGATCTCATTAAAGCTACTGGATTAAGTGCTGCATGGGAAACTGAAAATGCCGATGCTGATGAAACAAGCATGACAACTTCAAAAGTAACCTTAAGCCCAAAACGCCTTGCTGCTTATAGTATTATTTCAAAACAACTGCTGGCACAAAGCGAAATTAACTTTAATGATGAAGTTACTAATGCTTTGTTGAGAGCAATTGCCCAGGCTGTTGAATCAGCTGCAATCAGTGGTGCCACTGGAGGTTCTAATCCTGTTGGTATTTTGAACACATCCGGCATTGGAACTGTTGCCGGCGGCACTGATGGTCTTGCACCTGCATGGTCGCACATCACTGAGTTGGAAAAAGAAGTAGCTATCGATAATGCTTTGTTTGGTAAGCTTGCATATCTTACTAATCCTAAAGTTAAGAACAAGCTGAAAAATACCAAAATTGATGCTGGTAGCGGTTTGTTTGTTTGGGGCCAAAACAGCAACGAACTTAATGGATACAATGCCGCAGTGAGCACGCTCGTACCTTCCAACCTTACCAAAGGTAATGGAACAGCATTGAGCGCCATCTTGTTTGGTGATTTCAGCAGCCTTATCATCGGCCAATGGGCTGGTGTTGATCTTGTTGTTGACCAATACACCAAGGCGAAAAACGCCCAAATCGTTATCACCGCAAACAGCTGGTGGGATGTTAAAGTTCCACAACCAGAAAAATTTGCTGCGATGGTTGATGCGATAACAGTATAATCCCTGGCACGGAAATAGACGCCTTTTTAGGTAAATTGAATCAGGACAAGAAGCCCGCTTACGGGCGGGCTTATTTTTTAAAACTACAAACCCATGAAAGTAAAAGTAAAATTCATAAAAACAGCCGTTGGCATTGGATTGGGCTATTTCGAGGGCAACATTGCCGAACTGGATGAAAAACTGGCCGTTGAGCTAATCGAAATGGGTTATATCGAAAAGCACATCGTAAAAAACACCATCCAACTACCCGATGATTTTCCGGCACGCGAAACATTACTCAAAGCTGGTTTTACCGATCTGGAAGATTTATTCGAAGAAGTTGAAAACGGCACACTCACAAAAGTAAAAGGCATCGGAAGCAAAACCGCCATCGAAATTGAAAACTACTTAAATAAAATCCGCTAATGGTATTTTACAACACATTATCACGGCCTTCGGCGCTTCCTATCGATCTTAGTGAAGCAAAAGACCACCTGCGCGTAATTGGCAACGATGAGGATGCACTCATTCGCCAAAAAATTCGCACGGCCATGGCGCACGTCGAAAATCTTACCGGCCATATCCTTACGCCCGGAAGTTTCGAGTATAGTGCCAAAGCCTTTGATGATGTGGTGCATCTGGATCGTTATCCTGTTACGGAAGTTACAAGCATTCAATATTACGATGCCGGCAACACCTTACAAACCCTGCCCACCGATGATTATATTGTAAACCTTCGCGGTTTTCCGGTAACCATCGAGCCTGGTATTTTAAAAACATGGCCTTCAACAGCCAATCGCCACGCGGCAGTGATTATAACGTTTGCGGCTGGATACACGCAAAACAATCTGCCTGCCGAACTCAAAGAAGCTATTTTGCTTGTATTAAGTTTTCTGTACGACAATCGCGGCGATGAAGGCCACCGTACTTTACCCAAAACAATCGTTGATTTGATTCATCCACTCAAACAAATGATCAGCTAATGACAAACCTTCCCAGCATCGGTAAGATGGATCGTAAGATCATTATTCAGCAGCCCACCGTTACGCGTACTGCAAGCGGTTCTGCCGTGCCCGATTGGGAAGCTATCCATGTGCTGTGGGCAATGGTTACCGAAACAACAGGCAACGAAAGCGAAAAGGATGATAAAATCACCGCTTTCGAAAAAATAACTTTTACCACAAGATATACCGCCGGCATCAACCAGCGGATGCGTGTTAGCTACGATGGCAACACCTACAAAATTATCAGCGTGCAACGTGAACACCGACGCAAGTATTTAATCATCAAAACCATCAGAAATGATTAGCGTAAAAGTAGAAGGTTTTGAAGAAGCTGTAAAAGCGCTCGATGTGCTGCCTGATAAATTTCAGAAACGGGCATTAATGCCTATTTTCAGAAAAGCTATCAGGCCAATGGTAAGCGCCGCCCGCACTAATTTATCAGCTTATGGCAGCAGCTATAATCCGCTCAAAAAATCAATCGGCACCTGGAACGGTAAAAGCCGCACCAGCCCTGTTATTTTCGCTGGTCCACGCGTGAAAGGGAAATGGCGCGATGTGGGATATATTGCCCATTGGGTTGAATATGGCACGAGCGGCGTAAAATCGAAGAATGCCGGCACCCGTAGTTGGGAAAAAACACCCGAAAACGAAAAGTTTGCAGTTCGTGTGGGGCAGGTGCAGCGTGGCGAACGATTCCGCAAGGATGAACAGCCACGCCCATTTATGCGCCCGGCTATTGATGCTACACAAAACAGTGTGAATAATTTAGCTATCAAACTGATGCGCGAGGAATTAAACAAACAAATTGCCAGGCAAATAAAAAAACTAAAATGATCGCAAAAGCTATATACAACATTCTTAGCACCGAAACAGATATTACCGATTTGTGCAGCGATCGCATTTATCCTAATAAAGCACCCGATGGTGCCGTGCTGCCTTATGTGGTGTTTCATCAAATTGATGGCATCCCAAACAAAAATAAGGAAAGGCAAATAAAAATACTTACCTATCGCGTGCAGGTGGATGTGTATGCTGAAACATTTGATGAAGCGATGACACTGGCCGATAAAATTAACGACACTTTAAGTTTTAAATCGGGCACATTCGCCGGAATTGAAATTGATATTATCACCTTCGACAACCAAAACGATGCCTTTGAAGCAGATACGCTTGTCGAACGCGTTTCACAAGACTTTTTAGTAAGGAGGAAAAAATAATGGAAAAAGAAACAGTACATAAAAACAAGCCTAATCAGGTAACACTGATCAAGGCATACACACGCGCCC